GCTCGTAACGCAATGGTAGGTCAAGGCTTAACATTCGGTGCTATGGGCGCTATGAATGTTAACCCATTCGGTACAACTCAAGGTACTGGTGGTTTCGCTGGTTTATCTAACAACATGGGTCCTCAACAATTCGTATTGAACGAATCTCAAGCACGTTTCAATTTGCCAATGCCAATTAACGTAATCTTGAGCCCACGCGTTAAATTCGACAAACAAAACAAAACATTTGATATGTATGTTATCGACCGCAACAACATTGGTGCGATCGTACAACGTGAAGACTTGTCCGTTGAAAAATGGACTAATCCTGAAATCGATGTTCGTATTATCAAAGCTAAAGAACGCTATGGTATCGGCATCATGGATAACGGTAAAGGTATCGCAGTTGCTAAAAATATTTCCGCAATGCCATCCTATCCACGTCCAACTGTTGTTCGTGTAACTGAATAATAGTAGTTAACTGGAGGAGCTTTTCGGAGCTCCTCCTTTTTAATTTAAATAAAAGGAATTTATATAATATGAAACAACAACATGAAGTAATTGCCATTGTTAAATTGGCCTCTGGAGAAACTGGCTATTGGGATCGCTTGTCTCGTATGCGTTTATCTCGCAAAGAGCCTTACGGTTTCATCCATGAAAAGATGGATTTAACTAATATTCGTAAATCCGTTCGCATGGGTCGTCTAGTATTAGTATATGGAATCCTTCCAGCAGAGCAAGGTACATATTCTCCACTTATTCGTAAATTAGTTAAATCTACTAATTATGATATCGTTTCTTCTGGTTTCGTTAATCCAGAAGAAGCCAAAGAAAAAGTAGCAGAAGAAGCTAAGCGTGCTGGTATTATTGCCGAAGCTCCTGTGGTTAAAACAGAAGCACCTGTTGCCGAAGTTAAAAAAGAAGAGGTGACTGAAGATGGTTTGCAAGAAAAAGGGCAAGAAGGGTTGCAAGTAGAACCTGAAGCAAAAGCCGAAAAAACTATTGCTCCGGTAGAAACTACAGAAGAAGTTTCTGTTGAGCCTGAAGAATCTAACGAAGAAGAAACTACTGAAGAAACTTCCGAAGAAAAACCTAAAAAACGTGGTCGCAAAAAAGCTAGCAAATAAGGTGTAGCATGTTTAAAGAATTTGCTTTGGTCGACATGGCCGTTAATCCTATTGAAAAGCAAATCAAACTTTTCTTTACTGGCAATGTCGATCCAGACACTATTAATAGCGATACAATCGCTATGGTTCATGCTGAATCACAGAAAATTTATCGTTTAAAATATCGTACAAGTAAAAAATTAGTTATTATTACTGTATTGGACGACGTATTTCCAAATGAAGAATATCGTCTCGATATTAACAGAACGATTAAAGATATTACTGGTGCGCCATTACAATCCAGTTTAATTAGACACGTATATTTTAATACAAGTATTTATTCTAACGTAAGAATTCTTAGCCCGGCTAATCATGAATTAGTCGATGGCACTTTTAACTGCCAATGGCAAGAAATACTTCGAGACAAACGAAGAAAACCTGTATTAGAATATCGGCTCCAAATTGCCGACAATAGTTTATTTAACCCTGTTGAAATAGACACAGTAGTAGTCGAAAAACAACAGATTAGTTTTCCTAAATTAAATAAACAACAACAATATTATATTAGAGTACGTGTCGAAAAAGACGGTGAGTTTGGTGCATGGTCTGAATTGGCTACGTTTACTTATGATGGCCCTGAGCGTATTAAAGATCGACTCGAAAAAGCCGAAGAAAATCCTCATAAAATAGATCCAGTATCTATTTGGGCGCCATATAATTACAAACGTAATATGCATAATAATAAAGTTAATCTCGATCAAAATCCTACGCCTTCTGGCTCTATGACAAAAGACGAAATTAACGATGCTACTTCTTTAGGATTATCTAATGAAGTAACAAATGCATCTGGAAATACATCGACAACAGCATTAACGCCTGAAACAATCGAAAAGATTATGAAAGACGGTAATGCTAATAATGCGGCGACGACTATTAAATTAGCCGACGGTACTATTATAACAAGAGCGACTGCTGGTCAACCTGGCGTCGTAGTCGACGAAACTCCTGCCGATCAAGATATTCGACCAGTAATTATTCAAGAATTAAAAGTTATCCAACGTCCTAGACAAGGTACTGACGATGGATTTGTATTTGAATTCGATGCCGAAATTAAAGATGAAGGTATTTTACAAAATATCGAAATCATCAGAAAGGATTTCTAATGGCAGAACCTTTTGAGTATACGATATTTGGTAATCGTTTAGAACTTAAACCTGTCGGCGGGACTAAACCTGATTCTTTATACGAAATTAGAATTAAAAAATTAGAATCTGTCGACGGGAAAAAAGTATTAAAGTATAAAGTCTATACGGTAGCATCAGAACAAATTAGTAATTTTTATACGCTCGGCGATGTTAATTATCTAATCAATGTATTCGATGCNCGATATTTGGTAATCGTTTAGAACTAAGACCAGTCGGCGGTGTTAAACCTGATTCTTTATACGAGATCAGAATTAAAAAACTTGAATCTGTCGACGGTAAAAAAGTATTAAAGTATAAAGTTTATACGGTAGCATCAGAACAAATTAGTAATTTTTATACGCTTGGAGATGTGAATTATCTAATCGATGTATTTGATGCTAGTGATACAGAAGTATTATACGCATTAAAAGAAGCAAGTCGGTTTGCACAGTTTCTATTGGATCAAATTCCAGGTTATGAAAATAGAGCCGATTTGCCATATCTTTTACAACAGTTCTGTAAATTAAGAGCAACATTAAGTCTTGTAAGTAAGCATGCTGTTATGACTTCGACGTCTGGTAAGATATCTGGTCATATCGGTAATATTAGTTTTGGCTCGACTGAATCTGGCGGATCAAGTTCTTCTAGTTCTAGTGGTAATGCTCCTTCCTTATCAGATTTAATCAAAATGATTAAAGCTGAAATGGAGATTTTTGAAAAACTAATTGTCGATCCTACGTATCTTACTATGGGTAGAGCTGAACCAAGAACAGGTAAACGTTCTTATACAGAAAAACAAAAATTACATACATATCCTACGACATTATTTGATGATTTGTCACGTTCATTAAAATCTTTGAGGAAAACTTAATGAAAAATTTAGATGAACGAATTAATGGATTAATACAATTAATGGAAGTTCCGGTATGGTTAGTACAACCATATCGAAATATTGATTGTACGTGTAAAGATCCGACGGCAAAAGAAGGCGATCCTTTGTGTGAAAACTGTTTAGGATTCGGACAGAAGATTTCGATACGTGAAGCACGTGCTCATATTCAGCCATTATTTTCTACAGATAATGCTGATAATAAATTATTCTTAATGCGTGGTTACGATATTTATATTCGTAATGAATTTCCAGTATTCCCTGGCGATATAATCGTATTTAAAGATAAGATTATAAATATAACATACGTAATGGATTGGTATTCTAATACTATGGATTGCGTATATTATCAAGCTAATGGTGTCGATTATAAACGAAACCCAGAAGCTTTTATGAAAAATTTTAAAGCATTGATCGGAGGTTAATATGACATCCGACGATAAACATACGAGTCTGTTAATTATAGGTAATTCTGAATCGACAAATAAAACATGTAAAATTGAAAAATTTAATACATTGTTCGACGTCGAAAAAGAATATGGTAAAGACTCAGATTTGTATCTAGCATATAAACTAGCTAAAAGCTATTCAGCTCCCGATGTATATTTAGTTAATATGCGAACGATATCTGATTTCTTAAATATTGCTAATCAATTAATAGACTATGATTTTGCATATATTTGTCCGACTAAAATAATGTTTTCCGATCGGTATACTGATCGTTATAATAAAGATTTAACAGACTATTATTTAAACGTATTGTCTAGTAATTGTTATAAAAACAGAAGTATGATTATCGTTACTGATAAACATAGTTCTTTATTTGAAGACATCGATGAATTTAATAATTACTACGATGGTATTGTTCAAAAGTTTACTTCGGTGCATAATAAGAATAAATTTTTGGATAATATAATTTTAGTCGGCAATAATTTAAAATATATTCAATATAGTAATATAGTTGTAGCGGCGAAGTTAGCCGCCACGCCTATCAACGAGTACCCACTTTTATCAAATGAGGATACCGACTTTATATTAGATTATAAAGATATGCTTCCTAATGTCGTCTATTACAGAAATAGTTCATTAGTTGGTACAACAGTTGAAAATTTAGTTAACCTATCTAGCGAAAATCCTAATAAATCTGTTATGGTAATGCGTATTATTTATTATCTAGTCAGAGAAATGGACTTCGATGAATATATAGGAAAAAATTATCGGAAGTTTTATCTGTTAAAGATAAGAGACCGATTAGAATCCTTATTAAAACAAAATGTAGGATTTGTTCTATACGACTATCATATTGATAGCGTTGAAGAACAATTAAGAGAAAATGGATTAGGGGTCGACATTATACTTCGGTATACGTTGTATCCTTTATTTACGACAGAGTCTTATACTGCGGAACAGAGGTTGTAATGACAGACGAACTTACTCACGACGAACGATTTGTAATCGATCAGTTAAAAGCAAAAAAAGATAGCCTGTCAGTAGTCAATGCTCCCGGTAGGCTAATGAATAATCGACGTAGAGTCGATCGATTGAGGGCTGAACAGTCCATTAGTTTTGATGAATTTATCGAGTTGCTCGTTAAATTAGTCGAAAAAGCGTTATATGAAGATCAAGTTAAAATGAGCCCAGACGAAGGGGCTACGATTAACGATCGCGATAAACCAATTAACAATCCATATATTTTCTTTAAGATTATATCGGGTAAGACTATTAATAGTATTAAGCCAAGATTAATGGAAAATACGATTAGACGTGCTCCAGGTCATCCTGAATATCGTCCAGATAATAAATATCCTGTTAAAGAAAATATTGAAGAAGAAGGCGTTGAAGTATATCGTCATGCATTCGAATACATACTTCAATTCGATATCTTCGCTAGTAGTTATGCAACGGCTAATAAAGTCTTAAAAGACTTTGAAGAATTGATGTATGACTATACTGGATACGTTAAGAGTCGAGGCGTAAATGAACTTTTATATGATCAACGCTTAACAGACGAATCTAACGTTCAATATCGAGAAAAATATTCAGTTAGAAGTGTTCGCTACATTTTAAGAATAGACAAGATATTTGTTGTTACTCGCAAACTTATCGAACGTCTATTAAATCTTGATAAATAATTATTAATCTAAGAGGTTGAATAATGGCGTACTCTTTCAAAGAGGAAATCCTCCGCGATCTTCCTGGCGTGTTTGTCGAAGTTAATTCTGTAAAGAAAAAACTTTACGACGACAGCCAATTCGGTACAACAGACGCAGTTCTTTGTATCGGTACTGCATTCGATGGTCCTAATGGTGTTCCTGTACCTATTTACGATCCATCTTATGCAACATATACTTATGGCGATACTTATAATCGCGAAACTAAACGTGAAGTAGACTTAACAGCTACGTTAGCCGATGCCTATAATGCTGGTTGCCGTACTTTGTATGGTTTCCGTATCGGTGGTTCTGAAGCTCAAAAAGATTTTAAATTACGTTCTGACGATACTCTTCGTTTCCGTGTAAAATCTCGCTTCCCGTCTAACAAAGCAAAACAAGTATACTTTACTTTCGATAATACTCCAGGTCAAGAAACTTTAACTATTTACAAACCTGTATCTAAAGCAACGACTTACGAACGTTATAACGCTATGATCGATAACGAAGAAGAAATGATTAAAGTCGAAATCTCTTTGGGTCTTATGGGTGCTGGCTTTACTGCCGATACTCCTATCTCCGAAGTCATTCGTTATATCAATAACTTCCCTCGTAATAATGTCGTTACTTTGTCTATCGTAAATAAAAAAGGTCAAGACGTTACACTTCGTAAAGATTCTTACGAATTAGCTCTTGGTTCTATTTTTCCTGGTACATATTTCTTAGGTCGTAAACGTTCTTTAGTACCTTGTCGTACAGAAGTTCGTACTCATGTAATTAAATCTAAAAAATCTCCAAAACCTTTCGGTTCTTTTACTGGTAAATATTTCCATACTCTTCGTATTAATACAGACGTTAATGCTGAGTATCCTATTTACTCTGTAAGCGATAAAGATTTGAACGAAGCTTTCACGACTGTCGGCTTGAAAATGTATACTCATAACGATTATCTTCGTACTCCTGGTGCATCTGCATTAGCATTCGAAGAAGACGATAAAGATTATGAAGATACAAATATGTCTAACTTCCAAAAATATATGAAGTTAGGTTCTGGCTTTGCTATTACAGCAACAGCTTATCCTCGTACAAATTCTACTGGTCAATATTTGACTCCTCGTGTAAAAGAATCTGACGTTAAAGATAAACAATATGTTATCTCTATTGGTGAAGGTGCTTATTCCGTATTGCAAAATGCCGATATGCCTTACCGTGTATTAGGCGCTCAAATTTGTGCCGACACAGTAATTGGTGGTCGCCTTCCTAAACCAAAGGATTTCTTAAAAGCATTCCCTATCGATGCTGTTATGGTTAATACTGTAGCAGGTGGTGCTCCTGTAGTCGATACCGAAATGTTTAAAGTAACTCCTGTAGTCGATATTAAAGATACTAAACATTCTCCACGTGCTTATAAATTTAGCTTTGCTAAAGTAGATAATGCTGCAGAAATTACTGATGAAAATATTTATCAAAACGAAGTATTTACAGTTATCCCTTCCGTAGCTAATGAAGCTGCTTTGGATTTAGATCATAAAACTTATAAAGCTGGTCAAACATTCTACTTTGAAGATACTAAAGAAGTAAAATCTATTACGTTCGATGGTAAACTTCAAAATGCTGTTTCTCCACATCAAAAATTTAAACACTTCGTTACGAAAGATAAAATTATCGAAGCAGAACCAGCAACTGGTAATACTGTAACATTTAAAGAAATCGCATCTCTTGCTGATCTTCAATATGATACAGCTATGAACGGTTTGTTAACAGATGCTGATGCAACGACTGCTGCATACTATGCAACGACTGCTGCTGCTGCAGCTGCAACTGCTGCTAATGCTAAATACGTATTACTTTCTGTTAACGATGTATTATGTGTCGGTAAATACGATGCTGGTGCTATCACTCCTATCGGTGAATACGATATCTTAACAGATAAAGATTCTCGCGACGATAAAGTTGTTACGTATATTGAAAACTTCGATTGCATTAATAACCGTGTTATTATGTCTGTAACAGATTTTAACTATCGTACCGTAGCAGAATTTATTTCTGATTTAAAAGATAACGTAAACTTTACCGATAACTTTAAAGTAGAATTAACTGATAGTGGTATCGTAGAAAAAGATGCTCTTATCGAAGAAG